GCCATCAGGCATTTGCATACGCCCTGCTTCGCCTTTGACCTCTGCTGGTTTTGCCGCTTTGGTTCCTGAAAGCAAGTCAACCCTGCCGTCAGGGTAAATTCTATAAACTTGGTCCCCTGCAACTTTAATCTCTGGCTTTGGAGCTTCAGCCTTAGCCTTTGCAACCGCCCGATTATACTCACTCAGTGCTTGACCGAATATTTCTCCAGTAGTTCTTGGTACCGCGCTGTATCCAGTGGCCCTCAGCAAACTTGCACCAGCCGCGCCCATACCAGCAAGTGTGGGGTCATCCAAGCCCTGCAACCTTTCCATAAATGTAGGAGGCCTTTGTGGCCCTCTTTCCATAGGTGCCGCCATCATAGGGCTCCTCATTGCCCTACTCGCTAGAGATGCCTGCTGAATAGCATCAGCCTGAGGTTGTGGCATCCTCATGATAGCAGGAGGCTGACCGCGTGTTACTGGTGCCGCAGTCGTTTGAGGTGATGTTGCTGTTATGGAAGCCGCCGGACGAGGTGCCGCCATTTCCTGCTGGGCCATCATATTGAACTGCTGAATAGGTGACAGTCCGAGAATGTTGAGAAGTGGGTTCTGTGCCATTAACTCATCCCTCCGAGAAGTGCTCCACCTGCGATTAAGTATGGTGCATAAGGATTAAGAGTAGACGCCAACGTACCTTCGAGCCCACCTAGCGCACTCATAGTGCCAAGAGCACCACCGAGAGCCCCAGCCAATGGGCTACCTGATTGCATAGGCGTGGACTGTCTTTGGACACTGCCCAGAGGCAAGCCCTGTATCTGGCTGAGATAATCAGTCAGCAGACCACGTTGCATCTGACGCTCATAATCAGCTTCCGCCGCCTGCTCCATTAGGGCTTGCTGTTCAAGTGCTTCCCTACCAGCACCGACACGAGCCATAGTTTGAAATGGTGCCAGACCTGCCTGAAACACTGAAGGAACCTGACCTATGGCCGCTTGCTGTGCCGCAAGCATCTGAGGGGCTACAGCCTCAGCAATCGCTCTCTGTGCATAACCTGAGCCAGTGCGCCTTGCACGTCTAGCTGGCTCCATAGCCTGTTCAACAATGCCCTGTAATGCTTGACCGAACAAAGGGTTCTGCCCCAAAAGGTTCTGCCTAACAATGTCTTGCTGTGTCTGGAAAAGAGGAGCCGCTTGAGCCGCCGCCTGTTCCATACCTGTAAGAGCACCCAAAGTCTGTCCAGATGGGGCTACATAAGTCGATACTCTCGGACCAAACCCTAGCTGGTATAAATCTTCTGCTCTCTCCAGCCCTCTAGTGACATAAGGCTTTGAATATTCTGGCAAGTCAGTTGTTGTGGTAGTGACTTGCTGTCTCTGACCTCCACCTTTACTCATCTTATAATTCCTTTACTAACAATGTTGCAACTGCACTATAGTCAGTCAGTTTCCGTTTCCACCCATGACGTCCAATAATTTCCATACAGTCACAGCCTCGTTCCTTAGCCCATTCTGAGACATCCTTCTCAGCCTCAACAAGTTCATCTAAGTCACCGCCTGCCAGCCATATACGGCCCACCTTATACTGAGGATAATTTACTATCTCAGTTACTATAGCAGATTTTTTCAAAGGAAAAAATGCCGCATAATCCTGAGATATGGCATCCCACACATCCTGCAATGTGTGGCTGTTCCCAGCGTGTTTAAGTGCCGCCTCAATATAATCAGCACATCTCTCAAACTCATCAGCCAATGATGACATATCCGATATCCGTACTGTGTCCGTTGTTCTTCTGACCTATAACAAATGAGCCGTTATTCTTTGTCTTAATATAAGGGTCATGGTCATAGTAATTTGTGCTGTGGGGCTCTAGCAATATCACGCTGTCCTTACTAGCCCTGTGGTCTGTCACTGTCACATCACCGCCGCCAGACGTCAAAGTGACCTCACCGACACAGTTTAGCTTGCCCCCGATTGCCCCATTCAGAACCTCAGCAATCTCTCGCGTAGTTGCTAGAATGGGATTGAGTATGCGGAAGTTTACTGTCTTACCCATTATCTGCGCCCCGCCTGCCTAGCATCAAAGTCAATACCCTGAGCAGTATCCCACCTATTACTCAGATTGAGCCTGACGCGGTGATAGCGACCATGAGAACGAATAGGGGCAAATCCATCATCGTTTTCACTTACTGCGCTAGTAAATGTCACAGCATCATTTGTAGTATTTTTTGAACCAACCTGAACCGATATGTCTCCGTTCTCGTAGAAAGGATATATCCGCGTAACAATCGCGTTATTTCCCTTCGACAAAGAAATATCACCTGTCTCGATGGTGCAATCTAGCGGGTCTCCAGTAAACGTGTATATCTTGTCATCATACGCGCCACCAAAGAAATACTGACCACCCTTCCACTGTCGGCTGTCAACTGTCTGGTTTAAGTTATCAACCAAAGTCTGTATGTCGGCCAGTCCGTCAGTTGTGTATCCTGACGAGAAGAAGGGGGCTAAAAGGTCTGCCTCTACAAGTGCCAGAGACCAACGGTTCAGCACATAGTTATAAATCAATATTTTGTCGGGCTGACCAGAGGGGCTGTCCACCGATGTATATGACCACATAGCTATCTCCTGCAATGGGTCAACAGAGGCAGTCAGGCGTCCAGCATAGTTACTGTCAAAGTCAGCAAGGAAAAAATTGTTTACCTTCTCAGAGCCAATGGGAATAGACTTAGTGCCATCAAACGCATAAAAGCCATCATCTGAGCAGTAAAATACTGTAGAGCCGATGTTACACACAGAGCCAGAAAACGCACAACCGCGCTCGGCATCAATCTTGTCAAACTGAAACACCAGAGGCAGACCGCTATATGTGGCTCGGTAAATGGCACGTTCCATGAGGATAGTGCAGTATTCACCGCCGACAAGCCCCATAATTTTGCCACCCTCGAAAATATCTTGATGGTCACTCTGGTCAGTGCCAGATACCCAGCTTGTTGTATCCCCGAAGCCTGACCACTTTACGCGGTAAGGAATACGTCCCGAGCCCTCGTCAATGTCACCAGTCCAGACAAAGTCACGCACTACCGCTATGTATTCAGCCTTAGGCGCGTCTGTAGACAAATCAGCAAAAGCACTATCCGTACCAACCTGAAACTTTTGCAGTTCCTCACCCAGACCGCCTGCCGCAATAACTGTGTCACCGAACTGAACAAAACGCCAACGCTCATCACCTGTTAGGTCATACGCAGGAGAGCCAGACTTACTGACATCATCCAGCGCGTTTGTGGATGAGTTATGCAGGTACAGCTTACCACCATCACCAGCAAACAGCTTGGTATTGTCAGCATTATCCTTTGCCGCGTATATACCCAATATCTTGCTGTCAGCCGCCTCTGAATACTCAACAAAGCTATTCATTGAACGATAGCCCTGAGCAGAAGGGATGCAGTTCTCAGCCCTCACAACAGGGTTGTTAAGGTCTGGCTGGTCAGGTAGCCATTCGCCTAGCGTAATCATTGTCTAAGCCACTCCTCTGTGCCTGTTGTTTGTGTGGTCCATATCTCTGAACCAGCCGCAACATCTGCCCATGTTTCTGCGCCTGAGGCAACCTCTGACCATTCCTCGCCAAGTATTTTGGCAATGGTCTCTGTGGTCAGAGCAATGTTTTCCAGTCCAGAAACAACAAAAGTCACACCGTTATTTGATGATGATGTAACCTCGATATCTGCTGTACTATTTAGCCCAAGAGAGACCCCAAGTGCGCCTGCTGACGTTACCTCAGCATCAACGTTGGCACTAAAGACTGAGACAATGTTATTGTCAGATGTGACCGTAACAGCAATATTTACCGATGAGCCAACCTGTCTAATGTTTGTTATAACGGCTGTTATACTACCCGCACCAGTTACACTGGCTGATAAACCTACTACTCCCAAGAAGTCTGCTATAGAAGTAACAGCAACAGAAACAGAAGAACTGGCAGTGTGCAGAGTAAGATTGTCTAGGCTGTCCAGAGTACCATAGGTATCCAGAGCATCCATAACCCCCCAGCTATCTAGTTCTTTAAGGGTAGCCATAAATCACCTACGCGGCTGTAATGTCTAGGTCACCTGTTGATATCTTCACAATGTCACCAGTATCAACCACCTTTGCAGTTGTGAATGAACCATGAATAAGAAGATTGCCAGACGATGCCGCGTCAAAAATACCGAAGTGGCTCACTGTACCCCATGAGGCAGTAGCCGCAGGAAATTCAATCGCCGCGCTGTTGGATGTTGTTCCACCTGACGCCGCGCTAAATGTGGCTGACTGACGAGCATAACCGCTTCCAGACAATTCTGTGCCGCTATTGTCATCTGCAAAAGTTGCTGTTGATAGGCCAACATAAACATTTGTTGGCGCGGTGTATGCACCAGTTCCTAGTATGTGGTCCAAGACTTCATTTTCTAAGTAATCACTCAGGGCTGACATTTTAATTCTCCGCTATTGAGTTCTGTTGTGAATATACTGACTTTATCTGCAATGAGCCAGTTCCATAATGACTGCGCTGTTCATCAATCTTAATCTCCTCAAGGATGCGAGTGAACTTTGCGTCATACTGTGTTGCTCTGGTCTCATCCAATAAGTAGCTGTATGCCTCTGACAATGCGCCGTAAAGATACAGGTCAGGGCTTCTCAGGAACAGAGTGGTTGTCTGGCTATCGCTCAAAGCAGGGAGGGTGCCGATATAAATAATCTCGGCTGTATTGCTTGCGTCTGGGATGGGGCGCAATTTTAACTCAAGGCCGACAACGCTGTAGCCCAGAGGTCTACCCTGTCCGTTTGATGAGTAAGTGCTATCTAGGCTGGATGGGCTGTGATAGCTAAGAACAGTCACAGGAGATGTATTCAGCTTAACCTCGCGTATCTCACGCATATCTGTTGGCAATGCAATATATTCGTCACCAGCAGTCAGCGTAGCCGTTGCCCTTTTTTCCTGTTCGCGTGTCTCAAGTTCACGAGACATACGCGCCTCTGCCAGCTTAATAAAATCTGGTATCTGCGAGGTCAGGTCATCACGAGCCAAAAAATTGGCTATGGACGCCTTCAGTTCTGAATAGTTGCCAATGCTCATACGTAACCGCCGCCTGTTCTAAACGCTCTGTTTTCATTGTCATTCAGCCATTGCTTCCAGCCCTTAGGATTGTCGGCTGGCCTGCCTAGCTTTCTGACGAGTTCATTATACAACACATTTGGTATTTCCGCTACATGCGCCATGTGACGCTGTGAGCCGCGTAACTGACCATACTGCCAGTCATTGCTCATCTGCTTGTTCAGTTCCATAAGAGGCTTGAAGTTCTGCCTCTGCTCAACATGCGTTGTGCCATCACTGTTTTGGTGCAGATAGGCTTCAATGCCTGTGGTTGTGTCAATCTTTAAAGGTCTTTTCATGCTTGCCCCCTGATATAAGAGAGGGGCGGATAACCGCCCCCCTCAGGATTATTAGGAACCTGACAGGTCCATAATCATTGAATGCGCTTTTGGCGCGAGGACTTTAAGTGTCCATTCAGTGATGATTTGGAACTTCTCGCTGTCACCTGTTGGAGCAATTTCGTTCTCTGCGAAATTTCTACCGTTAAGTGTAGCGATTGAAGCAAAGTCTGGGTCCAGCAAGAAGATGCGGTCATTACCGAGATACCTAGAGGGAGCGACCTCGAGGGTGCCGAAATCCGTAAGGAATACGCTCGTAGACCCAACATATGTGACTTCCTTAGCGGCAGTCATGTTGACATCGTTGCTTACCAGATTGCCAGAAGCCGACAGGTCTGAGAAGTTGGCGCGGTTCGTGGCTGATGCAACCATAAGTTTAGGGTTGCCGCCATCTTCCCAAGCGTCCTGCATTCCGTCTTCAATCAGAGCCAGTGTCAGGGCGCGGTCAGTACCAGCAGATACAACACCTGTACCAGTACCAGCAGAGAATGTTGCACCTGTACCGAGTGAGCCGTTTGTAATCCAAGTAGTCAGCGATGCAGACTTACGAGGGTCTGAAGCTGAACGTGCTTGGTCTGTGTCGCCGATTGACTTTTCAATGTCGCGGCGCAGTTCCAGAGACTTCAGAACTTTCTGGTATGCAACTTCGCGGTCACGACCTGCTTTTTCCACTGCGTCAAGTGTCTTTGACACTGTAACGGCTTTCTGTGAAATCTGCATGTAGTTACCCAGACGTGTTGTCGGAGTAGCCGCCGCATATGTGGCATCAGCACCTTCTGTGTGATAATTATCATCAGCCGCCGCCGCTAGTTCCTGAACCTGCCATTCCATAAAAATGCCATTTCCAGTTTCTTTCTTCAGGGCACTGAAGATTGGTGTTTCATCAGGGTCGCTTTAATTCCCAGCCTTTCGGTGGGCATGGACTATATCATCACCCCTAAGAAGGGGGCCGGACGCTCTTGCCTGTTATTAAGGGGGCTAAACCCCTCAGGTAGTCTCTGAACCTTCCTTCGGTGTACCGAAGGCTTGGATGCTGATTGCCATAGCTTGCGCCTTAGGGTTCCAGCAGTTCATCCGGTTTAGACCGCACCTACCCTATCTAATGCGGTAAATGACGTCAGCAAGCTGTTCGCGCTCACCAATCGCCGCAGAGGTTAAGTAAGTAGACATAATTTTGCTCCTTTCAGCGTTGTGTTATCTACCCATAAGATAATCAACAGCCGCGTTCACAGACCTTTCTTTGTTGAGCCTGTTCATGCTCTGTTGACGTTGACGACTTGCAACTTGCGCCTTTGTCTTTGGCTGGCCAGCTTTTGCCATCTTCGGAGCCTTACGTGCTTTCTTCTTTGCAATGGGTTTCTCCTTCTGGAGTTTATCCCACTGCCAAGCCTTATAAAGCAACTCAATAGCCCTCGCGTCAGCCGCGTTAGCTATCTCATCAGCAGTAAATCCAGCGACACTCTGAGCATAGGTTACAACTTCCTGACGCTCCTTGTTGCGTGTCTCCTCATTCTGCCAAGAGGGAATACGCCGTAGCATTTCCTCTCTCTGTGAAGCTAGATGCTGTTGCATCTGCTTCTGTCGCTCCGCCATTTGCTCCTGCTCAACTCTCTGCTTTTCAGCTTCAACCTGACGCGCATATTCCTTTTGCTGGTCAAGTTGGGCCTTGTAAACAATCAAGTCCTCAGCAGAATACTGCTTGGCCAATTCACCCCAATCCGGCTCCTGTTGGTTGGCCGCTTGAAGCTGTTCAGACAACTGGTTAAGTTGCTGTGCGTAGCTGTCCCTCATCTGACTAACTTGCGCGGCTTCCGCCTCAAACGCTTTTCGTTGTTCAGCGAGTTCTTGACTACGCTTGGTGTATGAACTCTGTCTGGAGTATCCGTTCAGAAGTTCCTCTTGCGTGACCTCAAACTCCTCACCGTCCACTTTGACAGTGAAAGTCAGAGGTTGCTCAGGTTCTTCTTCTTCAAACTCCCCAGCTTCCTCATACTCACTTTCGGTTTCTTCCTCCTCATACTCAACTTCTTCAGCCTCGTATGTCTCGGCTTCTGCCTCAAGTGTCGGGGCTTCCGCTTCTGCTTCTTCCCCTTGCCGCCCTTCGCTTTCCATATCCTTTTCGGGTGGTGTCGCTAAAAGGCTGTCAATAGCTGTGTTAATATCAAAATTGCCAGTCTCGGCTGAGTTGTTGGCCATTACTTATATCCTTTTCTCAAATTTAACGCGGTTTTGCAACTCAGTGAGTTGCGCCTTTGCCAGCTTGCCATCTGTCACAACATTTTCAAGGTATGCTTTAACAGCAGACAAGTTCTGACATAACATATACAAACGCTCTCGGTTCTGTGTGTCCTCCACAGCAGATGCCTTCCACGCCTGTATAAAATCGTCCTCAAGTTTTGCAAATGCTTCTTCAAGTAATTCGTTTCTCAATAGAGCCTCAGCCTTTTCGCCTCTGCTCATGTTCTCCCTGATTTTTCCCTCGTTCATTCTTATCTCGGTAAGTTAGTTGAAATTTCTGCGTCTGTTGCCGCCTTGATTGCTCTTAGCTGTGCCTCAGCTTGGAGTTCTTGACGCCGCAGTTCTAGTTCTGCCTGCATCTTTTCACGCTCCAGTTCAATCTCCATCATCATGCGCTCACGCTTCAATGCCATCTCAGCTTGCATCTCAGCCATAGCCGCGTCTTGCTGAGGAGGCTGTTGAGCCATCTGCTGTTGCATCATAGCTATCTGCTGTGGGCTGTTGAAGAACAGGTCAGCATCTTTGAACCCGCCAATCTCAGCAATGGAACGCAGTGTATTGACATATTGCTCCATACTCACAATAGGATTGTTTGCACCCATCTGCATCAGGATTTGCTCCTGCTTTTGAGCAATCTGCGTAAGGAAGGCAATCTTCTGCTCATCGTCAGCAGTACCCAAACCAACCTGCACAACCACATCAAACTCACTGTGCCACTCACGCGGGTCAATAGGAACAAAGCTGTTTCTCAAGCGCACAATGCGCGGCTTCTGGTCGTACTTAGTCACCAGATGCAGGATACCTCTGAACAAGTCCTTGACACCTGTTTCCGCCATAGTTCTGGCATAGCTTTCTAGCTTTACCTGTGCGCCTCGTACAGTAGCACTAATCGCTGACGCGGTAGTTGACTGCAATGCGTTAGCATCGAGCCCCTGAGAGGCTTTAGACATGCCTGTACGCTGTTCTTTTAGCTGGTCAACATAATCCATAAGAGGACGCACTTCACCGCCTACAGGGGTGCCTGTAATTGGCTGAACCATACCCGCCTGACGCATACGGATAATACCGCCTGCGGTTCCATCCAGTACGTCATCAATATTTACCATACCCTCAACAACACCCATGCGCGGCAGTGTGCTGGTATATACGCTGTCCAGATACTGCCTCAGCAGTGTTGACTTGATAACCTGAAGGTCCTCAGTCATATCATAGATAGAACGGCCAATCAGACGGTGAGGCATTAGAATAGGTGTTACAACCGCAAACGGCACATGGTCAAATGGCTCATTGTGCAGGATTTCTTCCCCGCCCTCGCCAATGGCGCAGATACGGCGCAGTTCAGCAATACCGTCACCATCATAGTCAACGTTAGTGATGCACTCGTAATAGATGACCTCTGCCAGAGTTGGGTCAGCCGCGTCTGTGCCAGTGTTGGCCTCTAAGTCCTGATAACGGTGCGTCCTTTCCTCATCCACATCCAGAGAATATGAGCCAGCATAACGTTCAACCACATCGCGGTCATAACCCATAGCCACAAGGTCGGAGACAGTCATCACTGTGCGGTGGGCTACAAAGTGAGCATCCTCTAATGAGGTTGCGCGGCGGTTAATAAGAAACTCCTCAGGCGGCACGTTCTCAACTTTAATCTTGCCTGTCTTTTCCTTCACGCGGACACTGATATTGAACGAACTTGACAGGGGTATCATCTCACCTGTTTCTTCGTCCTCAATCATCTCTTGAGAGGCAATCTCCTCGATGCCTGTAATTTCCATGTCAGGATTTGCTACAAGCGCGGCCAGTTCGATATCGCTTAGGTTCTCATATTCCTCCTCGCGCACATCTTCCTGCTCATCATAATAATACTTAACAACGCCCAGCCGAAACAGCAGAGCATCCTTGAACCAGTTATACAGAACCTTGTAGCCCTGATTGTCGTGGTTGATAATATAATTAACATAATCGCTGATTTGTTCAGCGCGTTCTACATCCTCAGCAGTTCTCGCATTGAACCGCACATACTGGTCATTTGCAGTAAACACCCGCATAAGGTTGGGCATGATAGCTTCAATGGTATCGCTCACCTCAGTGGATACGACAGAGGAGCGTCCCTCAACTTCATTGCCCATAGGTTCGCCAAGATAGAAGTCCATAGCACGAATACGCTCTTGGCTGTACTCGTTGTCAAAGTGGTTCAGACTGTCGCGTATCTCAGATGAGACAATGCTACGTAGCTGATAGTCATCCATTTGCTCTGACATTTTTCTTCTTTCCTTTCGGCTTCTTCTTCATGCCATGAACACACTTAGACTGCTCATCACACATTTTCCGAGAGACACAACCACTGCATCTCTCGTATGTTGGGGCGATTGGCTCAACCTTTCTAATGATTGGCCTTCTCATGACGCGGGTTATCTGCATTAGTCTGAGGTGTACATCCCTGTAATTGAATTATACGGCTTGCGCTTTGGACGCGCTTTAGGCATAGGAACATTGCGCTTTGGGCGCGGTGTCGGTGATGGCTCATCAACAACAATGGCTCTTGATGTTGTGTCCTGCCCCATAGAGCGACCGCGACTTCCTGCAAGTTTCTTATATCTGTTAGGCATTTGACTTATTCCTTTTCAGTCCTTTGATTGAAGTGAGTTTAGCTTTTTTTGGCTTGCCTGTCATGCCCACACCCTGAGAGGTAATAACAGGAACAGACACAGGCTCCGGCAGTGTAACAGGAACCGCGTCAGTTTTATAGGCCACACACCGTTCTTGATTTTCACAACGGCGCGGGAAGGGGCAGTGTTCACAAGTTTGCATGTTCTATCCTTATGCGTCTAATAATCCTGCTGGGATTTTTCTGTTTTTGTTTTCCTCTTGACCTAGCAAGCCAGAGGCAGGAACTGGCAAGCCGCCACTAAATAATGGCTGTCCTCGTAATGCTTCTTCTCTCATCTTTGGGGTGATTTGTATCACAAATCTATCTCCAGACACATCACCTGTGGCATCTTCAACAAACTTTGTGCCAGCAAACGCATCTGGGTCTAATTTCTTGACTACTTTTTTGCCAACCTTCGGAATAATCTTGTCATAAAATGTTTCAAGACCATCTTCACCCCATCTACCAAGTTGTACATCGCCAGAAGAAAACACAACAGAACTCTTGCCCTCTGAAACCGCTTGATTGATAAGTCTTTTGATACCAACCTCTGCGAACTTTTCAGAGTTACCTACAAATGGGGCTAAAGGAACTTCGCCTTCGGCACTTCTAAGTTTTCTGCTTGCATCCACTTGTTTTGTAAGGGTTGACTCTTTTGCGTTGTAAAGTTCTCTTGCATTGTTTGGTCTTATTTTATTTAACGCTAAAGCCTCTATAGGAACTTGCCTATTTCCAGCAAACACATCCTTATATCCAAGTGGCTCACCAGTATCAAACATCCACTTTACTTGATTATCCCCAAAAACAATTTCAT